ACTACCTATTACCTTGGCTGGGTGGTACTGGGCGTTGCCATGTCTGCGGGCCTGTATGACGCTGCGTTCTCGACACTGGGACAGCTGCTCGGGGCAAACGCGAAGCGATCCCATGCCCAACTGCCGTTGGCGGCGCGCCTCGAGCACGTCGCGAAGATTGATAACGCTGGAATCCTTGTGCCGCAATGGTTCCGAGGCGCGACGACCTGGCACTTTGGAACGCGGCCGGGCTTCTTCCATCATTAGCCGCCATTCCCGGGCAATGTTGCAGGTCAGCGACCACCACGTCATATCGCAGGGTTCAAGCTGGTGACCCTCCGGGGTGAACATGTGGCCGGCCTGAAAACCGAAACCGGCACAAGGGCCGGTCAAGTTGATTCGTTCGTGCGGGTCCATCTCGCTCATGCTGCGATCTCGTCCTTGCTGGGGGAACGAGCAGGGAAGCAAGAGCCGAGCCAAAGGCCCAGCCATTGCCAGCAAGAGCCCACGAAATAGGTCATGCAAGCGCGCAGCCTGCGGCCAGCCGTGCCGATTACGGCATTTCGCATAATGTATATTATGTAAAGCTGCGGCCAGCCTAATGGGCTACTACGGCGGCCTGCTGAAGCTGCTGCTGGCATCGCTCTTGCCTCTCCGTGGTTCCAAGGACAAAGCGAGCATTGATGCATGTGCCAGTACCTGACCGGCCCCTTCGCGGGCTGGAGCGTCAGAGGAAACTACCTAGTCAGCCCTGACGGCGACCGCATGACCCCCGAACGGATTGCCGGGCTGGCATGGCGCGATCAGATGGAACTCAGGGTGGCCGGGTTCGCTTCCCGGCGCAAGGCCGAGGCCGGACAGCGAAAAGCCGGTCAGCGCCAGATGGTCAAGGTCGTCGTCGTAGACCTGGGCGACTTCCGAGACCGGCACTTCGGACGGTCTGCGGGCTGAGAGCGTCTCCGTAGGGGCGCCGCCCCTACACCCCGGCTAGAATGCCCGCAGGATGCAATCTAGGGGGATTCATGGACAGAGAACGGCAAGAGCCGACATTCAGCGCGCCGGACGTGACGGACCTTCAATTTCGCAGCGACCGGGTTCGTCATGTAGGCCGGCAGACCAGCGGCCCGCCTTGGGGACCAATCGTCGGGGGCGTCGTAGCCGCCATTCTCATCATCATGGGCTTGATCGAATGGAATGCCCGCAGGCAGGCAGCAGCGATTACGGCGGAGCTGACCCGACCCATGACGAAGGCCGAACAGGCAAAATTCGACGCAGACGTAGCGAAGCTCACCCGGGAAGCGGAGGCGGAAGCTAGGGCGTTCCGCCGATCGATGGAGCAGGCGTTAGACACAATGCCCGCTTACGCAGCACCCAATCCCCTGCGCGCTGGCGAACGGTGCATGAGCGGAAAAAGGCTACAGCGGATTGAGGGTGGCTGGCGGGATGTACCCAACGACCCATGCTAGCCGCCGTCGTAACGATTCTGCGGCGACTCGGGGAACGTGCCCATGGATCGCTGAGGTGCAGGCACGGTTGCGCCGGTAATGCCCGGCGATGGCAGTGGCAAAGGCTCGGCGACGTACTCAGGCGGATTTGACACAGCGGAGAAATCCCGCTGCGTCTTGTACGGGTTGTAGACAGGGCCGTTGCGGGCAAGGGTGCGGCACTCAGGCTGCGAAAGCTCGTAACGCGTGCCCTGCTCTGTCAGGCACGTGCAAGACGCCTCGGCGCGCTTACCGTGGCCGTCGAGACCTTCCATGCTGGACATGCAGATCAGCTGCGGATCGGTGGTAATGGCGCGCTGGTCGTAGATTGGCGCTGTCCAGGGCATGGTTCCGATGCGGGGCAAATGCGCCTTGGCGTACTCAGCGGTGGATGCGTAGGTCACTGGCCCGCCCGCGCCCGCCCCCGCTTCGCTGGCGGCAGTCACGGGCAGTCCAGCGCCCATCGGTTGCTGGGCGGCAGGAACGGCCGAGTAGTCCTCGATCTTTTTCTGTAGCTGCCATTTGATTGCGAATACAAGCGCGATGACTACGACGAGGGCAACGACCAGCCAGCGCATCCACATGGGCATGCTTCGCTTTGTCGTGACGAGCGTGGTGCTGGTGTAGTAGTCAAAAACGTACTTAGGCCGCACCCAATCGATCACGTCGGTGCACTTGACCTGCACGTTGGTTTGATACTGATTCCAGCGCTTGAGCTTCGTTTTGCTGCGCATGATCGACGTCTGTCGGACATGCACATGCTCTTCGTACAGGCCACGCAGAAATGGATCAAGCTGCAATCCTTGCTGCGCGATCATGATGAAGTCAAAGCCACGATGCCGGTGTGTAGCCATAGCCTGCACATGCGGAGGCACGGCAGCACCCGGATTGCGGTTCGGGAAAACGGTGTAGCACTCATCCAGAAGGACGACAGCGCCGTCAGGTAGCTGCTCCCACTTCTTGGGATCTTCGACGTACGTCCACCCTGCCTTGGCGTAGTCGAGGTCCTTTACGCCGTGAGCGAAGATTGCCCTTCCCTCCTTCTGGAACTTGAAGGCCTTGTCCAACGCGTATGCAGTCTTACCGTGTCCTGGCTGCCCGGTGACGAGATAGAGCGCCATTACTTGCTCCCCAGCTTGCTAAGGACGGCCTTCTGAGCGCGCCCGGCAATCCATGCCGAGAGGATCATGGTCACGGCCACGCCAATTCCCGTCGCACCCCAGTACGCCTGCAGGACGGGTGGAAGCGCGCCGAACTTCGACTCGACCAGAGATTTGAGCGACGGCATTGCAACCTCATGGGTGATGAAGCCGATGCCAAATGCGAGCAGGACACGGCCGAGAATGCCGGGTAGATACTGGCGCGCAGCCGAGACAAGAAGGGCCACGAGGGCCGCAATGATCTGGGGCATTAGTTACCACCTCGCGCGAGGATGACAGCGGCAGCAACCGCAGCAATGGTGATGATCAGCGCCTTGATCTGCGCGATGTACTGGCAGAAGAAAGGCGGCGGCGTAGAGATGGCAGATATGAAGCCGGAGGTGATCCCATTGCTGCCGCCGGAGGCGAAGCCCATGCATGAGCCTCCGCCGCCGATACCGGACTGATCGAGGTCGGAGACGCTGATCGTCTTTGTGGTCAGCACCTTTAGATCATCGGGCGATGATCCTGCACCGGGATCGGTGGACATGCCAGTGACCTTGGTCCATGCAGGCTGATCGCCGCCGGAGCCACCTTGGGCCAATCTTTCGGTTGCACATGCAGTTCGCCACTGCATAAGGAGGCCGCTGTACTCCAGCGCGTCACACTTCTCGCCAGTGCACACAGGGGGCGTCGTGCATGCGCCACCGGCAATGTTGCGGTTCCTGCGCGTGTTGCAATCGATACGCCACTGGATACGAGCCTGACCGCACATTATGGGAGAGCCGCTGCACGCTGGCGGTGTCTTGCAGTCATCGCCACCGGAGAACTCATCCTTCTTTTTACCGTCAGGTCCCTCGCCCCCTTCTTCACCTTGGTCGGGCTGGCCGTCGCCGTCGATGTCCTTTTTACAGGTGCCGTCCTTGCCGCGCACTTCGCCCTGGGCACACTGGCCGTCGCCCGGCAGACACTTCCCGTCGGGCGACTTGATCTGCCCGGCAGGACATTCGTTGTTTTTGTTCTTGCAGGTACCGTCAGGCTGCTGGACCTTCCCCTCAGGGCAAGGCTCTTCAGCGCACTGGCCGAGCGAGTTCTGAGGGCGACCGCCCGGGCACGTGCCCTCAGGCGGTTCGCATACGTTGAGAATCGGATTCCAGTAGTAGCCAGACATTTTCTGGCAGTTGGACTTTTCGTTATCCGGGCAGATGCTGCCGGTAGGCGTGAACGTCATGCTGCTGTCGACGTTGCGTTGCCAGACTCCGTCGCAGTTGTTGCGACAGCCCAAGCTGCCATTGCTTGCCATGCCACCCGAGTACCACGGACCAACCCCGGTATAGGAAGGCTCCGAGCCACATTTGTTGCTGAAGGCGAATGCGTTGAAGCCAACCCAGCCGGTCGAAGAGCCATTGGCCTTCTTGCCCACGTATGTCAGGTTATATCGGCCATTGCCGTTTCCGAACTCCGTACTTGTGCACTTGCGATCCGTGATAGACGCGCTGCCGTACGTGTCGGGCAGCGGGTTGTACGACTCGCACTCGGACCGCGCTTCCGCTTGACTGCAACCAGCGCCAGTTACGCACCGAATGGCACCAGCGGCGTTGGCAACCTGCGGAAGCGCAATCCCGAATAGCACAATGAAGCCGATCAGGAATATCAGCCATCGAGTGCAAGCCATAGACCCCCCAAGAGCCCAATCATCACGAAATAACCGGCGTATGCCATGGCGTATCCCCTGAATAGAAAAAGGGGCGGGTTTCCCCGCCCCTACTGTTGACCTGGCCTTAGCCGCCGGAGGCTTTGCGGCCGGCGCGAATCAGGGCGACGAGACCGCACATTGCGAGAACGGCAGCACCGATCAGGCCCAGTTCGGTCTTGTCCATGCCTTCCGTCGCAGCATTTGCCAGCTCGCCAGCGAAGGCCGGAACGGAAACCATGGCGGTGCTGACGACGGCTGCGGCCTTGATGCTGACGTTGCGGGCCTTGGAGCGCAGGTTGATGCTCTTGTTCATGACTTTCTCTCTCTCGATGGTGTTTAACCGCCTGAGACCCGGCGGGCTTGCCGGATCATGTATCCGACGCCCCACATGCCAGCGATTGCGGCTGACAGTGCGAGGCCTTCGGCAACGTCGATGGGCGGAAGAAGCATCGGCGCTGGTCCATAGAAGGGATGCGCACACTGCCCGGTCGAGGCATCGAAATCCGCCTGTTTGCAGTACAGCGTGAAAACGGTCTCTTCCATGGGAACTCCTCAAAATTACGGTTGCGGCTTGACCGGGGCCGGGCCGGGAGTGGGCGACGGGGTCAGCAGTCGAATACGGCGACCGAACTCCAGACCGCCGAATTTGTTGTTCTGCAACGAGGTCGGGCACAAGTCGTAGGTCCCGATCTTGTAGGGCTGCTGGTCTTCATCCAGACCAACGGTGAACGGCAGCGGGAAGTCGCCCGGACGGACGATGGCTGCTTTCTGCTCGCGGAAGACCGTTGCGGCCTTGCCTTCGCGTGCGGGGAACGAACGAACGGCGATGTTCTCGCTGATGATTTCAACTTTCATAGTGGGATTACCTTCCAAGCGATAGTCCGGCCGAATGCGAATGTCACTCGCCACGGGGACGACCAGAACTCCCCGGTGAGCTTGTCGAAATAACCGCCCTGGCACTTGCGGATGTCGGCTTCACCGCCGAGCGCTTCGCGTGCAGAGATGGGCGCTTTCCACCACCGCAGTTCGCGGCGGGATTCTTCATTGAGTCCGCCGCAACCGTGCGTGCGGAACCCCTTCGGAAATGCAGCAGCCATGACGCTGCTGAACTTCGATGCGTACTTCGCGAGATACCCAACAGCATTGCGGGCCTTCTCAAACTTGCTGGATCCGTGCGGCCACCACGACCTGTGATCGACGCGGCCGAACCACATGCCCTGCGGCACCCAGACTAGGAGGTGGTAGTGGGGCCATCCGCGCTGGGTGAGCTCGCCCACCCACAGGTAACGGAACACTTGACCCGTGAGCCGTCGGAGCCGAGCGACAGTTCGATTGAAGTGGCCGCGCATGCGTTTAAGTAGCTCGCTAACGTCACGAGGGCCGCTACGGCTTCCGTCTCGGTAGGTGAGCGTGAGCATGTACCAGTTGCCCCGCCTCGATCCTTTCTTCGCTTCTTGGTCATGGAGTCGTGCACTCGTGATAACGGACTTACGCAGCCGTTGCGCCCGCGCTTGCAGCGGGTCGATTTCGATGGAGAGACGACCGGTCTTCGACGCGGTGTCACTTGTTTTGTAATGGACAAGCCCAAGGGCCAGCGCTTCGCGCTGGCCCTCCGGGGTCAACGCGATCGGAGCCGCTGCGAGGTACGATTTGAGCGAAGCACCCGATGCGCGCTTATTGCGCTGCATGGCCTCTGAGGCCATCTCGGTGCGGCGTGCGGAGGCGTGCATCACGCCGATGGCGTCATCGAATGCGGCAAGCTCAGGACGCGGCGCAGGCGTCATCCCTTCCAGCTTGATGCGGGCGTTCTTGCCGGTGCAGGCAGCACAAAGACCGCCTGCGAAGAAGTAGACGGTCGGCTCGCCGCAGAAGTTGCAATGGCCGCTCATTTCTTGCGCCTTTGCAGCAAGAAGCCGACGAAGAAGATCGCTACGAGGCCGACGAAGAACGGCACCATCTCTGCGGGGGTCATGATCATTCGAACGGGCCCCGGCCGGTACGCACGTACCTGACGTACATGAGCAGTGCCCACAGAAGCAGGGGGATCAGGAAGATCACTGGCCCACCTCGGCGCGTGCCTGGGCCACGAATGCAGCGTCACGAATTGCCTTGGTGCCCTGCTCTTCCCTGCGGTCGATTACCCACGAGCCTATCCGTACAACGCCAAGGGCGACGCTGACGCACGCCCCAATCAGGGAGACGATGCAGATGACGGCGCTCATGCGAGAATCCCCCCAGACAATGTGACGCCACAGGGGGGCGAATGAACGATCTGGAATTTCCACGCCACACACGCCATCTTTTGATGCTTGCAGGCACAGGCTTCTTGGCCGGCCTCGTCGTTTCTTGGATTCTTAGCGGCACGGAATCCGGCAGCAAGGCGGATTGGATCGCAGCATTCGGGACCTGGGTGATTGGTCTTGCGGCGTCGGTGCTCGCCTATGAAGGAAATAGATGGCAGAGGGAATCGAGCGGGCGGGAGCAGGCAGAGAGGGCTGCGACTCGGCGCAAGAGCCTTCTGCTGATGCGTGACCTCGCGAAAGAGTGCCCATTTCTCAGGGACGGTGTCGCCCGTGACAGAGAAAAGCGATCCGGCAACTTGGGGATGGGTTACTTCCGGTTGAAGTTCATGGCCGCTGACGCCAAAGCAGTCGGGGCGAAGTTTGACCACGTGGGCATCAAACTCTCCGACGACACAGTTCACGCCCTTTACAACGTCGAAAGTGCCTTGATTCAGCTGGTGGGATCGATCAAGTTCTTCATGATCAAGTACCCCACGGGTAGAGAGGATTTCGACGAGACCAATTGCAATGAGACGAAGTGGGTCATCGAGGCTGCCGACAAACTCGCCCTCCGTGGGGAAGCACTCTGTGCTGCATTGACGGTGGAACTTGAGTCGTCCAGCTAGAGCTAGGCCTGCCATGAGATCCCCCCTCCCCTAGCCCCTAGAACCCCCGCCACGGCCTAGGGGAGCCGGGACGGGGTGCATCCACACGCGTGGATACTGGGCACTGTATAAACGGACGTGGATGCCAATGTCAACAGGCGTGGATATGACGACCCAAGAAAGATTGATCGAAGGCCTTCGGCACGCCTTCCCGGCTGAGTCACAGGCGGCGCTTGCCCGGCGGGCGGGACTGAGCGTTCAGAGGTTCAACAACTACTGCACCGGCATCAGAACGATGGACGTAGACGCAGTGATTGGGTGCGCTCAGGCATTGGGTTGGGACGTGCGAAAGGCCGTCGCAGACCATGAGATTGAGACAGCCCCTACCCCTCGCGTGAAGGCGCTTTGGCGCAAGCTGGCGGCAACGGCAATGGGCGTAATGATCGCTGCCGGAATGAGCGCGGCGCCTACTGCTGCAACGGCTTCCGGATTTGAGCAAGGCCCGGTTTGTATATTATGTTAAACGTCGGCCGGTACTACGCAGGCCTGATTCGCCTTCTGCTTGTCGGCTTTCCTAATTGTTGTCAATTTTACCCTTAACCCTGCCAGCCATTGATTTCATTGAGGTTTTTGTTACTCAGATGACAGCATCTAGGGAAACAGAGTGGCCGCATAAGAGCGTTCGCCCAGGCGCCTTCTCCATAGTTCCGAGTGCCTGTAAGGCACCCCGAAGAAATTGGGGTACGCTCTGACAATGGACAAGCCCGATGCCCGACCCACCGAATTTGGCTCTGCTGAGGACTTTGCTGAAAAGGCAAAGAGCCACACTCAGTGGTTCCAGGCAAAGGTCGAGCGCGCCCTGGCTGACAGTAGGCCGACGATTCCGCACGACCAAGTGATCACTGAAGTACGCGCCGCAATCGCCGCTGCCGCGAAGCCGAAGACACTCACGTGAGCCTATGGTGCCTTGGCCGTGGCCTTCTTAGCTCGTTTTGAAGCTTTCTTAGGAGATTTTTGAGCTTGCTGATTTCGCCGAAGCGCTGCCTCGAATTCGGCGGGCAGACTTTGGAGCCTCGCAAGTTGCTCCTCAAGCGCGGCGCTCCTTCCGCGCTGGTTGTCCGCCTCAGCGGTTGCCGAACTGGCTGCGGCTTGCGCTCGCTCCACGGCATGCCGGAGGTCCGCCTCAACGCCGGCGTGTTTCTTTACCGTCGCAGCAAGCTGCGCTTGCAGCAGTCTGACTTCTTGCCGGGCCTGATCTACGTCTCGTAGCGCTCGATCCTCGGCAGATCTGACGTACTGGCCAAGCGATTCTCGCTCAGATCTCGCCAACTCCTGGACTTCCTGCACCCTAGCGTCGAGTGAATCCCGCGCTGCCTCCAGCAGTTCCACACGCTGATGACTGGATTTCAGTTGTTGCTTCAGCTCGCCGATCTGGGCATGGAGTTGCTCCACTAGTCTCTGAAGCTCTGTCGCACGTGCAGTGGCAAGCTTCTCCGAAAGATCGGCTGCCTCTGAAAGAGAGCGTATCTCGCTCGCCTGTTTTTCTAACTCCTCCTGCTGACGGTGGTGCTCTTCGCGCTCAGCTGAGAGCTCCCGCCTGGCCTCGGCCAGATCTACCAGGGCCGCCTCTCGAGCATGCTGTAGGGCCAGTGCCCACCACTGCCCGGCGATCTCCGCAAGAACGGCGGGAGCGTCCTTCAGATCTGGTCGCTCCGGCTGCAGGCGAGTGCCTAGATTCTTCCACCAAGTCTCCAGCCAGCGCGTCACCGTGTTGGGTGACCCCGTACCAAGGTGGCCGCGGATGCGCTCTACCGTTGGTCGCTCGCCGCTGGCGACCAGTTCGTCAGCAGCCGTGTGAACGTCGGATTCGGTGATGCCGCGAGCCATAGAATTGCCTCCTGTATGGGCACCCTGCCCCTTTGATTCCGTACTGGCGATAAGTGATGATTATCGTGGGTATAAGCTCTTCGTCATAGCGTACATTACATAATATGAAAGATAATTCCACATGTCCTGTGCTTGCGGCGACGGCTATCCGCTTGGTACTGCCCGAACAGTTGGCCCGCCAGGCCGCCGATGCGGTCCGTGAGTTACTGGCCGAAGCCGCCGCCGAGAACACCACCCGCAGCTACACCAGCGCCCTGCGCTACTGGGCCGGCTGGCACGCGGCGCGCTACGGCATCGAGTTGGCCTTGCCGGTACCCGAAGCCACCGTGCTCCAGTTCGTAGTCGATCACGTACAGCGCCGCTCGACCGACGGCGAATTGGCCTGGGAACTTCCACCAGCCGTCGACCAGGCCTTGGTGGCCGCCGGCCTCAAGGCCAAGCTAGGCCCGTGGACCTTGGCCACCGTGCGCCATCGCGTTGCCGTGCTGTCCACCGCGCACCGACTCAAGCACGTGGCCAATCCCTGCGAGCAGCCTGCGATTCGCACCGTGCTCAGCCGCGCGGCGCGGGCCGCAGTCAAGCGCGGCGAGCGCCCACGCAAGAAGACTGCGATCACCTTGGCCGAGCTGGAGGCCATGTTGGCCACCTGCGACGACAGCCTGGAAGGGATTCGGGACCGCGCCCTGCTCTGCTTCGGGTTCGCCAGTGGCGGCCGTAGGCGCAGCGAGATCGCCGCGGCTAACCTGCGAGACCTGCGCCGTATCGGAGATCAGGGCTATATCTACCGGTTGGAACACAGCAAGACCCAGCAGACCGGCGTGACGGCAACCTCGACGCCAGACAAGCCGGTACTGGATCGGGCGGCGCTGGCACTGGAGGCTTGGTTGGATGCCTCAGCCCTCACCGAGGGGGCGATTTTTCGCCGACTGTGGAAGCAGCGGGTCGGCCCTGCCCTGTCCCCGGCCGCCGTGGGTGAGATTGTGCAGCGGCGGGCGCGGCTGGCCGGGCTGGAGGGAGATTTTGGCGGGCACAGCCTGCGGTCGGGGTTCGTGACCGAGGCGAGTCGTCAGGGCGTGGCGCTGCCAGCGATCATGCAGCTGACAGAACACCGGTCGGTGTCCAGCGTTGTGGGGTACTTTCAGGCGGGCGGTGCCACGACTAACCCCGCTGCTCGCTTGCTGGAAGATTGACTGCCTGAGCGGACTATGGGCACGCATCAGCTGGTGCGCCCTTGGATCCTCCAATGGCTTATCCTCTAGCCGTTGGACTTACTACTACGACCGGGGGGGGGCGTGGCCTCAGGTAAATCGAGCAAGGGAGCCGGTGTGCCACTATCAGTGCTATCACCGCCAACCCCTTGGCCTAGTGCCAATGCACGCCTTCTTGGCGTGGGAGCGGGACTGCCCGTACAACCGCTGGATCGGCTGGCTCAGTTCAGTGCGACAGATTTCGAACGCTTCACCCTTGAATGGGCCTCTGACTACCTCTCTACGCAAATCGAGGTCGTTGAAGTTCAGCAGCGCGGCGGTGCCGGCGACAAGGGACGAGACGTCGTCGTGTGGCTTGATCCCTCGGGGACTGAGTCGCGTCGCTGGAAGCTATATCAGTGCAAGCACTATAGCGACCGCCTGGGACCCGGCGTCGCAGCCGGTGAGATCGCCAAAGTTCTCTATTACACACTCAAGGGCGACTACACATCGCCTGAAGAGTATTGGTTTGTCACACATAAGGGCACGACTTCTACTCTTCAGGATCTCTTGGATGATCCAATAAAGTTGTGCGATTTCGTAATTGAGAACTGGGATAAACATTGTGCGGACGAAATCACCTCCAAGGCGACAGTGCCCCTCACTGAAGAGATGAAAGACCACATTGCCTCGTTTGATTTCAGCATTTTCAAGGCGAAGCAGCCGCTTGAGCTCATCTCCGAGCATGCGAAAACTAGGTACTACTTGACCGTATTCGGTGCGCCGCTGATTGAGAGGCCGCCTCCGCCGGAGCCTCCGTCATCCGTTGCACCGACAGAATCGGGCTACGTCACTCAATTGTTCGAAATTATCGGGGAAGCAATGGAAGCAAGTATCAGCGCCCCCAGCGACTTCTCACATTTGACCGCTTACAAGGGCATCTTTGAACGCTCTCGCATTACCTTCTATTGCGCCGAGGGCCTTAAAGAGCTGGCCCGCGATCAGATGGCTGATCCGGCGTTCTTTCATACGTTGCTTGCCGAGTTCCGTGAGGGCCTGTACTACACATACACGGCGAGCGGTGAGACCGGGTTAAATCGCCTCAAAGACACTGTGAAGGCAGCGCAGTCGCTGCAGCTTGGTGGGCACGTGTTGGCCCCTCATGTGCAAGCAAAGGACCGTGAGGGCATGTGTCACCAGATGGCGAACGAGGGTGTTCTGAAGTGGTGCGGCATATGATCAACAAGGATCTAGACTCACCACGATCCCATCGTCCTTTCAACACGCCCCTGGAATGCGGCTTTCGAACCCTATTTGTACTGAACGCCACCGATGGAGCACCGTCAGATCTCCAGCGGCTCGTTTCATACGACTACCTCCTTGTTCACTCTGGCGACATACCCGATGGTCCGCCAAGCCTGCATCCAGCAGTGCCTCTTCGTGGAACAGAGCTACTAGTCAAACGTGACTTGGTGCGCGCCGGATTGAATCAGATGTTCTCTCGTGAGTTGCTCACGAAGAGCTTCGACCGCACGGGAATAGTGTATCGAGCAACCGCGCTAACCACAGCCTTTGTAGGCCTGCTCAAGTCCGACTACGCCAAAGCACTTCGCCACAGATCCCAGTGGATCGTATCGAATTTCGGAAGCCAGTCTGATGAAGAGCTAAATGTCTTCATGTCGGCCAATATTGGCAAATGGGGAGCCGAGTTCGAGCGGCTCACGGCGCTACGCGATTTGGAGTTGTAGAGCGATGTTTCAGCTGCGAAAGCTTGTACTGCGTGGTGCTGGCGTTATGGATGCCACAGAAGCGTTTAAACCTGGCGGAAACATTCTTGCGGGGGAGTCTGACACCGGAAAGAGTTACCTTCTTCACTGCGTTGACTACGTCTTCGGTGCAGACGAACTAAGAAAACGAATCCCCGAGGCCGACGCATATTCGGAGATTTTTGTCGAGCTTGAGAACTCAAACGGAGACTTCCTGACACTCAAGCGCAGCTTGACCGGAGGAAAGATCGCCGTCTACCGATCCAAGTTCGAGTCCATTGGCGTAACCAAAACCGAAGTTGTGACTTCGAAACGCGGGAAGGGCAAAGGCGTCCAAGACATCTCGTCAATCCTCTTTCCTTTCGCCGGGATCCCTGAGGCGGTGCTCCGCAAGAATGATCGCGGAGCGACTCAGCGCCTTTCCATGCGCATGTTTCTTCCGGTGGTTCTAGTCGACGAGATCGCTGTAATTGATGAGCGGTCACCGGTCCTTGGAAAGAGTGGCTTCAGTGAGACCGCACACAAGCGCGCTTTCTCCTTCATGCTTTCCGGGAAAGATGACGCGGGAATCACAACTAGTGACGAACAGGCGCTCGTAAAAGCGCGCTCTACTGCGCAGCTTGGCGTAATCACGGAACTTCTAGCGCCTCTTGAAGAGCGCGCGGCACAACGCCAGCTTGCCGGGTCAGCGACTTCAGACGAGATTGAGGAAAGAATTAGCACGATTAGTGATCAGTTCACGTCGATCACCGAGGAAAGGACAAATCTCTATTCAGAGCGAGAGGCTTCCGCCGCTGAGCTGACCCGAGCTGAGTCACAGGTAATTGCCTTGGATGAGCTGCTGTCGCGGTATCATTTGCTTGATGGCCGCTACGCCTCGGATTTGGAGCGCCTTGATTTCGTCGCAGAGGGAGCTCACTACTTTAAGGAGTTGCAGGAGACGCATTGCCCGCTTTGCGATCAGGTCATGGGCGGTCCTCATGAACACTCCGCCGAAGCATCTGCGGAGCGCGTCCACCAGTCAACGCGGGCGGAAGCGGGAAAGATTCTCGGGCATCGCGTGGACTTGGCAGCGACTATTGAGGCCGTGACTTCACGCAAGCAAGATCGGGTCATGCAGGCGGCTTCAGCCAAGGCAAACATATCGCGAATCGAAGATAGACTTTCTCAGTCAGTCATTCCCTCCTTCACCGAAGTCGCCGCCCGTCTCGACAACTTGGTCAGTCAGAGAATCGAACTTGAGCGTGCCAGTAGTGAGCGAGATCAGATCCGCAACCTCAGCGAGCTCAAGCGTCAGATCGAGACTGCGTTGGGCGCTAAGGAAGAGAAGGGAACTTGGGAACAGTTGCCCTCAAAGGCACTGCGAGAACTATGCTCCGAGATTGAGGCCATTCTGGGCGAGTGGGGCTGGAAGGGGCCGGGGCGAGTGGATTTTGACCAGAAGGAATACGACATTGTTGTGGATGGTCAGTCCCGCCAATCGCATGGCAAGGGCGTTCGCGCGGTCCTCTATGCAGCTTTCGCGATAGGCCTTCTTCGCTACTGCAAGACTGCAGGCAAGCCCCACCCTGGCATGCTGGTTATTGACTCACCGCTGACGAGCTACAAAAAAGGCAAGTCCAGTTCCAATGGCGACGGCCCAGTTGATCCAGGAATTGAGGCTTCCTTCTGGGAGTCGCTCACGCGCCTCGACGATGGAATCCAAGTGATCATCGTCGAAAACAAAGAACCACCCCAAGACGTTGCTGAGAAGGTCCACTATCAGTGGTTTGCGGGTGACGCGGCCAATCCGGGTGATCGGGTGGGACTGATTCCTAGATACGAGCCTCAGTTGACGAGCCCAGCCCTCACCTACCCTGATGGATCTCCCTGATCCCCCGCCCCGCTGATGTCCGCCTCTGGCCAAGTGGTCCTTGCACGCTGTCCGATGTCTCTACCGGCCGTATCATCATTTGAATTCTTCTTGCTATAGGGGGCTGGAACTTGGAATGCTTCCGAATCGACGAAAGCGGCTACACAGGCTTTGACCTGCTGAACCCGGAGCAGAGGTTTCAAGGTGCGACGGCGATCGCCATTGCTGACGACGAGGCTAGGCGCCTAATCCGGAAGCACTTCCCCAAGCTACAGGCGGATGAGCTCAAGTACCGGTCCCTGGCGCGACGGAGAGCCAACCGCCCACGTCTGATGGCGCTGCAACGCGACTTGCTAGGACACCACAAGTGCGTGACCTACGTCTGCGACAAACGTTACCTGCTGCTGCTGATGTTCCTAGATTACGCCGTCGAGCCGTTCTACTACGAGCGCGGGATGGACTTCTACGAGGACGGGCAGAACTACTCGCTTGCATCCCTGCTGTACATGGTGGGGCCAACGTTGCTCGGGCAAGGTGCCCTCGACTGCCTGCTGGCAAGTTTTCAGCGAGCGGTGAAGGAGAAGAGCCCGGCGGCGCTCGCCGACCTACTCCAGGCTGCGCGCGCATCGCGCTGGAAGGAACTACCGGAAGCGCTGGGGCCCCTGGCGCAGTATGCCGCACCCGAATGCCTGCGAGCGATCGCCACGCCTGGCGTCAATACGGATGCGGCCCTGGTGGTGCTGCAGTCCCTGGTCAGCCGGATGGAGGCTATGGCCGACGGTCCGTATCGGGTCGAGCACGACCAGTCGAAAAACCTGTTGACCTATCACGACTTACTGCAGCGCTACATCTGCCACGAGGACGTGGTCACGTTCCGTCAGTCGGAGATCGCCAGCATCACCTTCCCGCTCAAGCTCCATTCGGTTACGCAGGTCGACTCCCGGAACAGTCCCGCCGTGCAGCTGGCGGACGTCATGATCGGCGCGGCCATCGAAGCGGCGAACACGCTCACGGGTCACCGTGCTGGGGCGCTGGACGCCCGGGAGGTCCTGGCGCTGTATGCCGATCACCAGCTGATCCACATGCTGCCCTCGATCGATTTCGATGAGCAGAAGCGCTTCCGCCAAGGAACGCAGGCTGCCCAGGTTATCGACTATTTCACAGAGAAATTCCACATGCCATAACAGAAAGAAAGCACGCCCCACCCGCGGCGGGTGCGCGGGTGGCCGACCAATACCGCCGAGGACGCCAACCAGAGCGTCTCTCTGTGTAAGGGGGCTTATGGCAAGCATCTCTTCGGAGTACCACCGCTTTCTAGCGCACTTGGCGCAGAAGCATGTGCCTGACGACGTGCATCGGCTCGCGCACTTGGTGCTCTCTCACCTGCAGCCGCTGGCCGAGGTTGGCGCAGTGCGCCGCGGGCGATCAACTCGCTTAGCGCCGCTTGCCGTGGCGAATCTGGCGCAGATGCCTCTCGCCTACGACGGGGACGGGTGCGACCCCGTTGCCGGGCCGGCGCTAGGGAGACTGCATCGGCTCGAAGTCGGTCCGTTTCGCGGATTCATGCGGCAGGAGACATTCGACCTCAGCCATGACATCACCCTAATCTACGGCGCCAACGGCACCGGCAAGAGCAGTTTCTGCGAAGCCTTGGAAGTGGCGATGCTCGGTTCGATCAGCGAAGCGCAGGCCAAGCGGGTCGACCAGCGGATCTACTGCAACAACGCTCGTTTGCGCCGCCACGTCGCCCCGGTTCTGTCGTCCAGGTCAGCGGTGGAAGCACAGGTCGTCCAGCCCGACGAAGCCGAGTATCGCTTCTGTTTCATCGAGAAGAATCGCCTCGACGATTTCGCCCGTATTGCCGCGCGGACACCGGGCGATCAGCGTCAGCTCATCGCGACCCTGTTCGGCGTTGACCAGTTCAGCGAGTTCGTGCGGGGCTTCAATCCGTCCCTCGATCAGGACCTAATGCTTACCGGCGTGCAGGCGGCGCAGCTGGCACAGCGCCGTCTGCAGTTGATGAACTCTGAACAGACAATCGCTGCCTATCCGCAGAAGATCGCAGCGGTCGAGGGACTCGAGCTGGCCTTGGCGCAACGCGTGTCGCCTGGCGCGACCTATCAGGCTTGCGTCGACTGGCTGCTGGGCACGCCGCAACAGCAGGGGCGGTTGCCGTATGTCCAGGGTCAGCTGGATGCCAGTCCTCCGGTCATTCACGAGGTGACTCAGGCCCGCCTGCAGACATCGCTGGTAGAGGCCTACCGCATCCAGGGGCTGTGGCACACGGCGTCCGTAAAACTCGCGGCCCGTGCCGGCGAAGTGTCATACGCGAAGCTCTACGAGGCCGTGCTGGCGCTGGCCGAAGGGGCGACCGCGTGTCCGGCTTGCGGAACCGGGCTAGCTGCCGTGGCGCAGGATCCATTCGCTAGGGCACGGGTGGGCTTGGAGCAGCTCAAGCAGTTGGCCATCCAGCAACAGCAGGAGACCGGGCTCCGGACGCAATTGAGCGACGCGGTCCGAGCACTATGGGAAGAGATGCGTCGCGTGGTAGCGGCTGCTGTGGTCACCTGTCCTGCCGAAATGCAGGCCGCAGGCCTGCCGCTACTGCCTCCCACGGCTGCGGGCAACTGGCTCGGGGCCTGGGTCGACGGAGATCAGCGTGCCTGGCAAACCCTGCTGCGGATCGCCGAAATCATCGAAGGCTTTGACGCGCAGGCACGCGACATGTATGAGCAGCGCGGTGCGCTGGCCCAAGAGCGGGATCGTCTGCAGCAGCATCAGCTGGAGATCGAACGGCTACGGACCATGCGCACGGCTGCAGATCAGGACTTGGGGGCCGCTCGCCAGACCGTGGCCCAGTTCTACGAGGAAAACCGTGACTTAATCCAGGCCGTCTCTGCCGAAGTGCCGCTGGTGGTGCACCATCAGCGGGTCAAGGCCGCCTACGACGGATTTCTACCCGAGATCCAGGCCTACGCGGCCGACCTGCCGGGTGTGCTGCTGAAGGGGCTGGGAGAACAGGCCCGCCATCTCTACAACGCATTCAATCGGGCTGATCCGCCCGGCGATCTACTGCATGCGCTGTGGTTGCCGGTGGCCGAGAACGGCAAGATCGAGGTGGAGTTCGCCGGCGAGCCGGGCTTGCGCTACGACGCGCTTATCATCTTCAGCGAAGGGCATATCAAATGCCTTGGCTTGGCGATCCTGCTCGCCAAGAACATCGCGCAAGGCTGCCCCGTGGTCATATTCGACGACGTCGTCAACGCGATCGACGATGACCACCGCGACGGCATCTGGCGCACCTTCTTCCAGGACGGCTTACTCGACGGCAAGCAGGTCATCCTCACCTCGCATGCCGAGGAATTCCTGCTCCGTATCCAGCAGGAGTTAGGCGCGCGCCGCGCCGGGCTCATCAAGCGCTACAAGTTCCTCCCGCATCAGGGGGAACACGAACTGCGCGTCGACAGCGATCCGCCTACTAAGAACTATGTTCTGCTGGCCCAGCAGGCATTGGCGGCCGACGAGAAGCGCGAGGCACTGCGCCAGGCTCGGTCGGCCCTGGAAAGTCTGACGGATCGCCTCTGGACTTGGCTGGGCCGGCGGGCGGACGGTCGAATCGAGATCAAACTAGGTGGGCCTCGCTCACCCTGGGAACTGAACAATAAGTGCAGCAAGCTGCGATCGGCGGTAGATCGGATCGCGGCACAGCACGTCGGGGCGACGCAGGCGGTCGCGGCGCTCGCGTTACTGCTCAACGTTAGCGGCGCCAGTATCGAATGGGGATACCTCAACAGCGGCGTACACGACGCCCAGCGCGACCACGAATTCGACCGTGCCACTGTGCGCACAATAGTGGAGTCCGTCGCTGCATTAGACGCTGCACTAGAGGCGTTGCAGAACCGCTGAGCAAAGGCCTTAGCTCCTCCAGACTGAGGTTGAATGAGGGTCATCTACCTCACCCAGCATCCTAGACGCAAGACCGATGCCCAATCGATGTCTGCTATGGCCCCAAAAGGGGCATGCCCTACCCCTGATAAATCCCTCTAATCCTAAAACTGGATAGCGGCTCCCCTGTCCTATCCGGTGGGCCAAGGTCCGCTTTCGGCCAGAAGCGGACCACTGACCACCCACTCCGCTCAGATTCCGGCGAGCACGCCCGGATCACCGGTCCTCCAGACGTTGTCCACTATCACATGCTTGATCT